CGCGGGTGAACGTGGCCAGGAACGCGCCAAGGTTTTCGAAAGAGACGCCCATGGTGGCGGCTGTACCAATCACGCGCCCAAGGCTAGAAGCTAGTGCGCTTGCCTCAAGGTTCCCCTCCCGGACCGTGGCAACCATGATGTCCGTGGCCTGGGCTGCCGTGATATTCTCGGCACCATAGGCTTGGACAACCGCCGTAACGGTACGGGCGATTTCCTTGGCATCACCCATGCCGATAGCGGCAGCCTTGGCCGCACCGGCCAGTACATCTAGTGACTCAGCGCCACGCATACCAGCGCTTGTTACAACAAAGAGTGCGTCGGCTAATTCCTTGGGAGCGCGGGCCGTGGTGCGGGCCATAGCGAGGACTGACTCTTCCCAACTCTTGACTTGTTTCTCCGCCACTCCAACTAGGGTAACAATCTTGGTCATGGAGAATTCAAAGTCGCTGGCCATCTTGACGCTTGCGGCACCCGCAATACCGAAAGCAAGCACCGTGCGCTGGCCCCAACGGGTAGCCGTATCACCGAACTTCTTCAGGTCTTGCTCGACCATCTTGAGCTTGGCCTGTGCCTTGTCCAACCCTTTGCGCCAATTGGTAGTATCTAACCGGAGGCGTCCCTCAAGATCCCCTACCCTAACTGCCATCCGCCGCCCCCTTTTCCGCTAGTTCTTGCGCCTTTTCGCGCTCCTGCTTTCGCCGCCACAATTCGGCAAACTTCGCATGTGGGTCCTTGACAACCATCTCCCGCTTCCGGCCTAGTAGCTCATCCGCCGTGACGGTACGCCGTAGCATTTTGCCGCTGACATTTAGGCCGTGTGCTGTCTGCCATGCGACCCGTTTCCATTCGCGCTCCTCGCGCCAGCTTGCACCTGCCAGCATCTCGCCCAACTCGGCGGGTGTAAGCACCCAAAACTCCCATGGCTTTAGCTCCAGAACCTTCGCGGCCAGGTGCCATGCACCGGCTAAGTTGAGGGTTTCCCGCCCTTCGCTCTCGGCTTCCCTTTTGGCGGTGCCGGCTTCGGTTCCGGCTCCCCGCCAATCCCGCCGAACAGCCCGAAAAAAACCTCAAGCACTTCGCCAAAATTGTACTGATCCACCCACCGCCCCGCCTCTTCTTCCGTTAACTCCGGGTCCTCATGGATGAATCCGGCCCAGAAGATTACGCGAAGCGCCTTGAGCGGTAGCTTTCGGCCCAGCAGATCCTCGCCGATATCGGATAGCCGAACCTCGATACCTAGCCGGTCGCCAATCTCGGCAAGTGCGTTGAGGTCATATCTCACACGCCGTTCCTTACCGCCGAAACTTAACGTTACCGTGTTCCCGTTACTCATGATCCTCCCCTAGTGTTTAACCGCGTGATAGTGCGCCAGTGCCGACCATGCTCACACCTACAGCGGTGGCGTCATCGTTCGGCGAACCCAACTCCCAGTTCGTGAAATATCCGCCGCCGCTGTAATATCCGTCACCACTTGAGCCGGTCGGATAGAACTCAAAGTCTACCAGTGTCCGCTTGAGCAACACATCGAACGCTTCCTGGTGTGTTGCGTTCGCTTGAACATGCAGGTATTCCGCTGAACCGCTCCAAGAGCCGGTGCCCGCCACAACCTCGCGGTCACCACTAGAGTCGTGACTGGTCGCGTCGATCTCCGCATGTTCCAACGTGAGCGTGAAATTCCTGACCTCGGCGATTGCCGTCAATGTGCCGCCCGTCGAGGTGCTTGCCATCACCTTACCTTTGTATCCTGCCACTGCTGAAGTAGCCATGCTCCCCTCCTCCCCTCCCTAATTGCTAGATGAAGCCGCGATACGGCTCAATGGTCCTGTACCCACAAAGCTGATGCTGGTGTTGGATGCGTCGTCATTGGGCGAACCAAGCTCCCAGTTAGTCAAAAAGCCAATCCCACGGTAAAGGCCGTCGGAACTTGTGCCTGTCGGTATCCACTCAGATAAGCACTTGGTGCGCCCGATAATCAGATCGAAGATTGCCAACTGATCCGTACTCGCCTGTACATGAAGAAGCTCTGCGGTTCCGCCCCACGAGCCCGTGCCTGCAATGACCTCACGGTCTCCAGAGCTATCGTGGCTGGTCCCGTCAATCTCTGCGTGTTCTAGCGTAACCACCCAGTTACGTATCTCCGCCACCCTACTGAGTTGTGCCGCAGCCGTAGAGGTCGAAATCATGAACTCGCCCTTGTAACCTGCGATTGCTGAGGTTGCCATGTTTCTCCCTCCGCCGTTATGTGCTGCTGGAAGCCGAGCGCGTCAACACGCCGCTTCCGACAAAACTGATGCTCGTGTTGCTGGCGTCATCGTTGGGGCTCCCAAGTTCCCAATTCGTGAAGAACCCGGTGCCATAGTAGTAGCCATCCGAACTTGAGCCCGTGGGATACCACTCGCTCCTGATCTTGGTCCTAGCGGCCATCACATCGAAAATGGCCTGGTGGTCCGTACTTCCTTGCACATGTAGAAGTTCTGCCGATGCGGTCCATGATCCGGTGCCTGCAATCACTTCCCTATCGCCGGAACTGTCATGGCTCGTGGCGTCGATCTCGGCATGCTCCATTGTGATTGTGAAGTTCCTGACTTCCGCGATTTCGCTTACCGCCGTGCTGTTGGACGTGGAAGCCGCCATAACCCCCTTGTACCCAGCAATTGCACTCGTTGCCATCATCCCCTCCCTATGTCAGCTTCCTACCGTGAACCCGCTCTATGTCCTGCTCCGCTGTGCAACAAAGTTCTGACTGAACAGCGGTCTATATTCATCGTCATAACCAATGAAAAACGGATCTTGTGTTGCCCAAATCCCCACGTAATGCCTGCCACTAAGCGAGCCCGGCGTCATGGCGTGGAGCGCCCTTTTAGCCGCCTGCGCCTTGGCCTCCGCCTCTGGGTAGGCCGAAGATTCCGTCATCATACTCGCGCCCCGTGTGATGATCTGAAAGCCGGGCCGATCCCGTTCCGTCGCCGCGTCCGGTGCCTGCCCGCCCGTCTGAATCACGGCCATCATCCTATCGGGTAGTGCGGTGCTGTCCATCAGCATCCCGAGGCCCAGGTAGTAACCATCTTCTCCGCTTGAGCTTGCCACGCCCTGCGTTGAAAGCCTCGCACCGATCTCAGCTAGCAGCGCCATTATCTGAGCCCTCCCCTGATCTTGGTGGCAATGCGTCCGGTCATCCCTGCCAGCGCAGCGTAGAACGGCTCTTCGAGGAACTTCCGGGGCTCCGTGCCCTTGTGGTAAATCTTCCAGGCCACCCCATAGGCGGCATCCTCATCGCCTAGTTTCTTCTTCGCCCATCGTTTCAGCGCATCAATGGGTGGGAAATACTTCGGCCTTCCCACTGCGGGTCCAGTCCCCTCGTGTACGAAGACCGCATAGCCCGCCGCCGCCCCACCGTAGCCCAATAACACCTCAACGCCATTCAGGGTACGCTTGGGCAGTTGAACGTGCCCAGAGGCCCGTAGAGTGCCGTCAACGCCCACAGGGGCGCGTGGTTTGCTCACCGCCATGATTCCCTCGCCCTCCTGATAGAGCGCGGCCATGGCTAGTTTAATGCCCTTCTCATCCAGCCGTTTGAGCTTGGCGGCCATTTGCTTGCCGCCCTTTATCTCGATACTGGCGCTCATTTCTTCATCTCGTATGTAGCTCCAGGTGATGTTGCCCCTCGTTGTCCGTCAGCACATCTACCCTCAGAAGCACGGGCGTTTCTCCGTTGGCCAGCGTCATCTTGTCCTGCACCCCTACGTTTGCTGAACTGCTCATTACATAGACTACCGATGTTGCGACCTGCTCCGTGTTGGTCGCCGTAACTACAACGTGGTCCCCAATCTCAACATGAGCCGAATAGGTTGAGGATGCGGTGGAAAAGCTGGGCGCGCCGTAAAGGTTGACCGTCGTGGATAGCGCCACGAATGAAACCGTAGTTTCGGCCATCCCAAGGAAATCAGGCTCAAGCGCCATCTTGTTCTCCTCCGAATTCTTTGCGTACCCGTAGCGCATCCTCGGCCAACCGCGCGCACTCCTCACCGCTTAACTCGCCATGCCTTCCCCGTCGGATCTCTTCCAGCGTTTGGCGCATCACCTCACCCGAGAGTTCCCGGAGCGAGACGCGGAAGGTCAGGTCAGGAGAGGCCACAATCTACCTCCGTAGAATCGGCCCCGTCGTAATCGAACTGCCCCATGGTAAATACCGGAGCCACCCTATCGGTATCAGCCTCGGTATCTTCCTTGTCGGCGATACTGATTCCACCGGCATAGGCACCGGCCTTGCGCCCGGACTCACGGAGCAGATCATCGGCCATCTCCGAGTAGCGTGCCGATGCTTGGCTCATACTGATTGCCAGCTTGCCCACCGTCTTATCCACCTTGCGGGCGTATTTACCGGCGATGGTTTGGGCACAGATCGAGGCGGCCTTCAGCGTATTTGTCTCGGCGCTGATAACGGCCAGGATCTCTGCGTCTTGCAGGAGCTGATCGGCGCTCGTAGTGTCACCCACGCGAAGCCTGACGTAGTCCTTGGCCGTTGCACCCGGTGCCGTTGAATCGTAAGTCCACGTCTCCGCCATTTCAGTCCTCCTCTACCACGATCCCAAGATCAGCGAG